TCGGAGATGGCAGGGACATCGAGCCGCTGCGCATTCAGGCGATGGTCGACAGCGCAACGATCACGCCGGCAACGGGCGGCATCATCACGATCTCCAGCCAAGTCTCCAGCACGTTCCTGCGTTTCATTGAGATCACGCCGACGATGCCGGGCGCGGTGTCGCTGAACTACGTCGAGCCGTGGCAGTTTCGCAAGCAAGTCCAGTCGATCATGAGCACGACAGGGCCGCAGGCAATCTACACGGTCGAGGGCGACAGCCTTTATCTCGGCCCATCTGCTGTCACCGACGTGACGGCGCGCTGGTATGAGAAGTTCACGGCGATCTCGGCTGATGGGGACACCGATTGGGTGTTGACCAACGCGCCTCAGGTGTATCTGAACGGCTGTCTGATGTTGGGCTGTGCGTACACGCAAGACGAGCGTGAGGGCATGTTCCGGCAGAAGTTCGCCGCGGCGATCAAAGCGCTCAACATGAACGACCAAACCACGCGCATGTCGGGCTCACGCCTGATCGCGCGGCCTAGGAGCATTGCTTGACCATCGCAGACGCGCCTTCCAAGCCGATCTTTGGCCCCATCCGCATCGAAGAGATGCGCCAGAACGAAGAGCTTACCCGCCATGTGATGAAGGTCGTGGCCGATGCCTGCAAACACTCCAAGGGGCGCTATTCCTCGGTCAGCATCGCCAACGGGCTATCCTCGGGCGAGATGAGGCTCTGGGGCGTGCTGACGCCACCGGCGAGGCTTGAGGCCGCTGCCGTGACGCGCATCACTGGCGACACATGCGAGATCATCCTAGCGGGGCCGTCCTTCGATGACGTGGCCCCGTTCGTGCCCGCGCTGGAGAAGTACGCCAAGTCGCAGAATTGCGAGCGCATGAGCGTGACCGGCCCGCAATGGTTCAGCCGCCAGCTCCCGAAAGAATGGTTCGTGCGCGAAGTCCGCTACGAGCGCACGCTGAGCGATGCTGGTTAAGCTCGATCTGCCTCCGGGCATGTTGCAGACCGGAACGATGTATCAGGCCATTGGCCGCTGGTACGATGGCAATCTGATCCGCTGGCAGATGGACGGCGAAGTCTGGGCTGTGCAGCCGATCGGCGGCTGGGTGTCGCGCCTTGATGACCCGCTGACCGGCCTTTGCCGTGCAATCTGGCCTTGGGTCGATAACAGCACGGTGCGCTGGACCGCGTATGGCACGCACTCAAAGCTCTACGTGGCCACACCTTCGGACTCGACCGCAGACGACATCACGCCCTCGGGCTTCACCACGGGCCGCGCTGACGCATCCGCTGGCGGCGGTTACGGCTCTGGCGAGTATGGCGCCGATGCTTACGGCACGCCGCGCACCGACGTGGATGCGGTGCAGCCTGCAAGCGTGTGGACGCTGGACAATTTCGGCCAGGTGCTCGTCGGCTGCATGGCTGAGGACGGCAAGGTCTATTCCTGGGATCCCAGCACCACGTCGAGCACGCCGGCGGCGCAGATTTCAGGCTCGCCGACCGGGACGGCCATTGTCGTGACGGAGGAGCGCTTCCTGTTCGTGCTGGGCGCCGGCGGCGATAACCGCAAGGTCCAGTGGCCGGATCAGGAAACGCTGACCACATGGACGCCGACGGCGACGAACCAAGCAGGCGACCAAACGCTTTCAACGGCGGGCCGTCTCATGTGCGGCAAGCGCATCCGGGGCGGCACGCTGATCTGGACCGATCAGGACGTTCACTTTGCCACCTACATTGGTCAGCCGTTTATCTACAGCTTTCAGCGCGCCGGCGAGTCGTGCGGCATCATCGGGCGCGGTGCGGCGGTGGCGATCGACAGCCGCGCGTACTGGATGGGCAATAACCGCTTCTTCATGTTCGACGGCGTGACGCGGCCCATGCTCTGCGATGTGGCGGATGGCGTGTTCAACGACTTCAACACGACGCAGCGCTCGAAAGTGACGGCCTACCATGACCCGCAATATGGCGAGGTCTGGTGGCTTTATCCGTCCGGCTCATCGAACGAGTGCGATCGCGCGGTGGTGTATAACTATCTCGGCAATTTCTGGGTCGTGCATGAGGACTTCGCCCGCACGGTGGGCGCGGCGCGTGGCATCCTGACAAACCCAGTCATGGTCGCGTCTGACGGCGAGGTCTATGACCACGAAATCGGCAACGCTTACGGCAGTGACACGCCGATAGTTCGCAGCGGGCCTTATGAGCTTGGCGAGGGCGATCGCATCATGCGCGCCAAGCGGCTCATTGCCGATGAGAAGACATCGGGCGACGTGCAAGTGTCGTTCAAGGTGCGCGATTGGCCGAACGACACTGAGACGACCTACGGGCCTTATACGATCGACAACCCAACAGACATCCGCTTCGCAGCGCGCCAGGCGCGCATTGTGGTGCAGGGCGTCAATCCAACGTCCTGGCGCTGGGGCACGCCGCGTGTGGACGTTATCGCAGGGAGCAAGCGCCTCTAATGCCATCCAACGCTTTGAAGGTCAGTCAGCTCATTCAGCTTTTGGAAGGCATGCGCGGCTTCCACGGCGATCTGGACGTGGTGTTCGCCTCGGTGACGGACAGCGCTCTTATCGCGGTGGACGAGCGCAATGTGAACGTCGAGGGCGAAGCGCTGGGGCTGAAGCTGCCTGAGCCGGTGCTCATCATCGGCCTTCAACGCGACGAAGCAGGCCGCGTGCGCAACATGCCGGGCGAGCGCTTCGTAGCGTCTGCGGATGCGAGCGAGTGGACCTACGACCGGGATGCGGCGCCTGAGGGCGTCGATCTGACCGTGTGGAAGCGCCGCGGCGGGCAAGACATCGGCCTTCGCGCCGGCGATCAATGGTTCGTGCGTGAGGGCGCTGCGGAATGGCCGCGCCGGCCCGTCCAGATCATCCCGGCCGGCATCCTTGCGTGGAAGCTTCCATGAGCATCGCGCCCTCTTTCAAACTGGGCCCGGCGCCCAGCCAGTACGATCAACGCGCCGAGCAAGAGCTACGCACGGAAGTAGATCGGCGCGATCTGCTGGTGCACAAGAAGGGCCGTCACCTCGATCTGGGCGGTAGCGACCTTTACGTCGTGCTCTACTCGCCAAACGGCAATCGCTGGTCCGTGACCGTTTCCGACGCTGGCGCTTTGGTGGTGACGGCGCTGTGACCCCGGACATTGAGCGCGCTCGCAAAGGCTGGGCCGAAGCGCTTGAGGGCCATCCGTTTGTCAATGCCGACGAGCTTGTCGAGGAAGTCATCCAAGGCGCCGCGCAATGGTGGCCGGAAGCGCGCTCCGATGTGTTTACGCGCGTACACGAGGGCGGCATTCTGGAGATGGGGCCGGTCAGCGGCAATCTCGTGGAGATGCTGAGCGTGACGCTGCCAAAGATTGAGACATGGGCCGAAGCTGCGGGGCTCAAAGAGATATTCGTTCAGGCGGGCCGAGAGGGCTGGGAGCGAGCGCTTAAAGGGCGCGGGTACGAAGTCGCAGCAGTGATTTTGAGAAAGACCCTCTAAATGGGCCTGTCAAGCAGCAAGCAAAAAACATCGAGCCGAAGCACCAGCACGCCGAACGTGCCGTCGTGGATTCAGGGGCCGTATCAGAGCTTCGCAGGCTCCCTCAGCGGCCTGACCGGCAATTCCGCGCCGCCGCCGACACAAGTAGGGGCATCGCCGCTGCAACAGCAGGCTTTCGCCGGTGCGAGCAATCTGGCGCCCAGCTCCAGCATCATGGACGCGATCAATTCGACGCGCGGGCTGATGAACTATTCGCCCTCGCAAGTGCAGGCGGGCCAACTCTCCGACACCGATTTGAGCGCGTATATGAACCCGTACGAGGATACGGTGGTGCAGGGCGCGCTTGGCGATATCGAGCGCATGCGCCAAGGCGCGATCACCGGCAACCAAGCCTCAGCAACACAGGCCGGCGCTTACGGCGGCTCACGGCACGGCATAGCGGACTCGGAGACGAACCGGAGCGCGTTTGACATTGCGGGCCAAACGGCGGGCGGCTTGCGTCAGAGCGGCTACCAGAACGCGCAGATGATGGCGCTGGCCGACATCGCCAACCGCCTCGGGGCCGATCAGTTCAACGTCAACAGCGGCCTCCAAGGCGCGGGTTTGCGCCTCAATGCGGCAAACCAAGCGGGCACGCTCGGCCTCGCCAATGACGCCAGCAGCCGCGCGAACCTTGGCTTGCAAGCTGAGCTTGGCGATCAACAGCGTGACATCAACGTTCAGAACGACCCGAATGAGGCGCGCATGCGCCAACTGGCGCAGATTGCGGCTCTGCTCGGCACGTTGCAGGGTTATCCGGTGGGCCAGACGGTCAACAGCAGCGGGACGACATCAAGCAGCCCGAGCGGCGTCGGCATCATCGGCTCGGCTATCTCCGGGCTAGGCGGACTGTTCCCCAGCGATCGGCGCTTGAAGGAAAACATCAAGCCGCTTGGCAAGGATGCCAACGGGCTGAAGTGGTACGCTTATGACTACGCATGGGGCGGGCCGCGCCAGATCGGCGTGATGGCTGACGAAGCGCCGGCGCATGCGGTGGTCATACATCCGAGCGGGTTCGCCATGGTCAACTACGGGGCTCTGTGATGCCGCTTTTTCCGATGCAGCGTCCTTACGCAATCCCGGCCGCAGCCGGGAAGCCTACGATGCAAACCGATCCGCTGAACCAAGGCATGGCGCGTCAGCCGCGCGGGCTGTTTGGCCGTCTCGGCAATTCATTGACGCAGGGCGGCAAGCGGAGCTGGGGCGACATTCTCGGCACTGTGGGCGCCACGTTGCAGCAGATGGACGGCGGCACGGAACTGACCGACTACCTCGCGCAGCGTGACCAAGAGATGCTGCGCCGCGAGATGTGGGGCGAGCAGACGCGCCGGGGCAAGATCGAAGACGACCAAGCGCAGCAAGAGCAAGACTTGGCCGTCAGCGAAGCGCAGCGCGAGCGCGAGGAAGAAGCGGAGATGGAGGCGATGATTGCCCAGCTTCCGCCAGATCAACAGATGCTCGCGCGCATGAACCGCCAAGCGTTCGTAAGCGGTATGATGCGCCATCGCTATCCGGCGCCGCGCGCTGGCGGCATCGGCGAAGATGAAACAGACGCAGATGGGTGGAGCTATAGCAACTAATGTCTGACGTTTACTCAGGCCAGCCAATCGCCACGCGCGCGCCGCGCTATCGTCGCCGCGAGCGCGTGAACCCGCAGACGGGGCAGCGAGAGGTTCAGGTTTGGTCTATGGACCTCGGGCGCTATGTTCCGGCTGGCTCTATGGGCGCACTGGCGCAAGAAGATCAGGCGGCGCTTGAACGCTCTCGCGCGCTGCTAGGCTCAGCGCGGGGCAATGCGCGACTTGCGGGTCAATTCCTCGATGAGAATTTCCGCACATCTACGGGCGGGCTTGATGGCGTCCCGCTCCCGGATTTCATGCAGAGCCGTGGCCGTCAGCGCCTGGAGGGCATCACGAACCAGATGGTTCGGACCAACATTCAGCCGGGCCAAGCGGGCACGATGAACAGCATCATCGAGCAGATGCTGGCGCGTCAGCAGTACCCGACCACTGGCACAGTTGGCTCGGTCAACGCGGAACGCGGCATCGGCATGATGGTCGATGAAGCCGAAGCGCAGGCTTACGTGCAAGCGGCCGAGCGATGGGCGGCGGAGAACGACGGCCTGCAAGGCTTTGAGGCGGACTGGACGGCCAACCGCTCCGAGGCCATTCGCAGAGACGCGGAGGCGCGCATTCGGCGCAGCATGGCGGAGCGCTATCCGCGCGGCCAAGGTGGCCCAGGCCGTCGCCCTGTAGAGCCGCGCGCGCAAGCGCCAGGCGCAGCCCCCGCCGCTGAGCGCTGGGAGCGCGGTCCTGATGGCCGCATGCGCCGAGTGGGCCAGTAAATGCCACGCCGCATCTCGTACAACGGGCGCATCATTGAAGTGCCCGACGACGCGACCGACGAGGAAGTTGCGTCTGTGCTGGAAGAGTCCGACCGCGCCAATCCGGGCTCATCCATCGGCGGCATGGTGGGCCGTATGGCGCGCCCGGATTCGCCGGTGATGCAATCGCCACAGGCGCAGGAGTATCGCCGCCAGTTCCGGGGCGCATATCAGCGCCGCCAGCAAGAGCGTGCGCCACGCGGCGCGCCGGGCTCGCTGGAACGCGGCATCTCAGATTTCAACCGCAACGGCCCCGCAGGCATGACGGACCAGATGTGGCGAAACATCGGGATCGCAGACGACGTGGCGGGCTTCGGAGCGCAAATCAGAGCCGGGGGCATTCCTGGAACGAGGCGCGGTGAGGCCGCATATCGTGGCGCGGCGCAGTACGAGAATGATCGTCGCAGCCAAGTGGCGCGCGAACAGCCGATCTTGAACGCCACCAGCATCGCGGCCTCAATCCCGGCGCTGGGCGGAACGGGCGTTCCGGGTCGCGTGAGCGCGCTTGCCGCTGGCGGCGGGACCGCGCTGGTAAACACGCCGTTTGCCCTGGCGCGCCAAGAGGGTGACTTCATGGATCGCCTGCCCGGCGCCGCGACGGAGACGGCCGCAGTGTTTGGGCTCGGCACAACGCTACAGGCGGGTGCGAACTTTCTTACGCGCAACTCACGCCCCGCAAACAGCATGGGCGTCCGCGCGCAGATGTTCGAGGACGCGGGCGTTAGGCCAACGCTTCCGGCAGTGGCCGCGCCGCGTCCGCCGGCGGGTGAGGCTATCGTGACCGCAGATGCGGGCGGTCTAGCGTCTGTTGCCAAAGCGATTGCAGAGAACCCGATCGCGGGCATCCCGGCGCGCGGCAATCTTCGCAACTCGTTGGCCGACACGGCGCGTGGCTCTGAGCGCCTTGCGCGAGCGTTTGGACCGCGAACGGGCGTTGATGAGGCGGGCCAAGGGATACAGGAGGGCCTGCGTCGGTGGGCGTTTGGTGGCGATGAGGCTCGGCTGGCGCCTCGTCCAGCTTTGCCCGCTGGAGCAACACCAGCGCAACGCACGCAGGCGCGCCTTGATCGCGTGCAGCGGTCGCGGCCCGTGGGCTCAATTCGTAACTACAGCGCCTCGCAGCGTTCAACGGCGCTTTACGATGACTTTGAGGATCGCATGGCTGAAGCTGTGCGCGTCAACTGGACATCGCGCGGCCAACAGGCGCCGGTATTGGCCGACGAGACGCGCATCGTCCTCGATGACATTTTGGGCGAGTACAGCCCCGGCGTGAGCCAGATGATCCAAGACGACGAGCTGCGCCGCGTTCACGCGCTTGTTTCTGGGCGCAACCCCGGCGGCACAAGCGGCTCCGGTTTGCGATATCAAGATTTACGCGGCCTTCGCCAGTATGTTCGCCGCCAGCAAGCGCGCGATCCATCCATGAGGTTGACGCTTGATGACGCAGCGCTGGAGCGTCTTGAAAGCGCATTGACGCGCGATATTTACGCCACCGTGCGAACGGCTGGGCGCGCTCAAGGGCCTCAGCTTCAGCGGCGCCTGGAGATGACCGATCAGTTTTACCGCCGCATGAACGAGCGGCAGCAAAGCGCGCTCCGGCCATTCTTGCGCGACGGCGTTCCGCCCGAACAAGCCTATAGAATGGTATTGGCGGCTGCGACCGATGGCGGGAGCCGCAACATCGCGCGCCTCCAAGCCGTGCGGCGCTCGCTCCAACCGGACGAGTGGCGCACGTTCGTCTCAACGGTTGTGGATGAGATGGGCCGCGCGCCTGCGAACCATCCGTTTGCGGCAGAAGGCGCATTCAGCGTGTCGGAATGGGCGCGGAACTACAACCGTTTGACCGAGGAAGGGCGCCAAGCCCTGTTTGGCTCGCGCGCGTCTCCGAGCGGGGCGAACAGCGGCGGCGACTTCATTGATCTGCGCCGCGCGATGGACAATCTCGCTCAAGTGGCTGGCATGCAGCGCGCCGTCGAGCGCGCGACGAACACGTCAAACTCGGCGGTTGCGGGTCAGACCATCGGCACCGGCGCGGGCATCATTGCAAATCCGGCGCTGGCGATTTCGACGCTGGTGGGCGTGGCGGGCATTGGCGAAGCGATGACCAATCCGGCGTTCGTGCGCTGGCTTACTTCCGCTTCCCGAGCTGGCGCAACTCCCGGAGGAATGCGTCGCCAGCTTGCGGCTTTGGCCCAGATCGCGGCGCGCGATCCGGCTGTGGCTCCGATTCATGCTGAGCTAGTGCGTCGTGTAGGCGAGTATTCTCCCGGTCAAGAATCCCGACAACAAGGCCAGCGAGAACCAGCGCAATGACGCTGATCCACCACACGTCCGCGAACATGAAAAACGCGGCGACCGAACCGAGGACAATCACCCTCATGGACCGGGACTAACACGCTTTGCAACGAGAGCAAACGCTAGCCGACCTCATGCGCGAGGCCGGTATTGATGCCGCGCGCCCAAGGCCCCGCCCGCCCTCCATGCGCCGCCAGGCCGACCGCTTCACCACGCGCCGCCCCGTTGACCCGTCCAGCTCGCAATCAGTAGCCGGCCAAGTCGCAGCGCAGACGCCGTACACGCCACCCATGCCGGAAGCGGAGTTCCGGGCACAGCAGCGCCGCCAGTACGACGCGCTTCAGCAACGCCCGCGCCCTGTGGAGGCGTATCAAGAGCCACGCAACCAGTTCGCAGAGGCGGGCGAGTACGGGATGGAAATGACCGGCCTGCCGAGCATTCGCCGCTCTGCGGGCGCGTTTGCCGACAATCGCCCGCGTGAGGGCTTTGAGGAAGGCGCGCTAGGGCTTCTGGGCGTGACCACGCTTGGCGTTGGCGGTCGTGGCGCGCGCCCTGCGCCGGGTACAGCGCCGCCGATGCGTGCGCCTCAGCCGCCAACGCGCATTTATCGCGGCATTGTGCCGGATGAGTCGCGCCGCAGCGCTTTGGGTGATCGCTGGTGGAGCGATAATCCAGAAACGGCTTCGACCTACGCGCCCGCCGCAGCGGATGGGGCACATGTCGTTCCGGGCTTGCTTGATGAATCGGGCTTTCTTGCTGTCGAGGCGCCGCCCGGAACAATGTTCCGATCCATCCCGGTTAGTTCGCTTCCGCCTGAGATCAGACGCGCATTCCCGCGCACGACGCAGACGGTAAGCACGCATGAAGTGGCGGCGGCGGCAGAGTCGCAAGGGTATCGCGGTGTGACGTTCAGCGGCATCCGCGACGGCGGATATGGCGGCGGTCCTGAGCCGTATGGCGGCTTTCAGACTGGCGATGGTGGCCGCGTCATTGCTGTGTTTGACGACAGCATGGTGCAGTCGCCGTTTCCGACAGACAGCGCTCGGCCTGCGCCGCCGATGCGTGCGCCTGTGGCTGAGCCGTCCGGCGCACTTCGCCCGCCGCGCCAGCTTGGCACAGCGTCAGACGGCCCCGGTGGGCTTCCTACTAACGATGGCGCAAGCAATGCAGGGCGCTCAAAGCGAAGAATCTTCGATGCCAGTGGCGGGTATGAGATTGTTCGAAATCCGAGCGAAGCAGATTTGCGCCGTATGATGGCGGCTCGTCGCCGTGAAGGCGGCGGGATTAGATATGTCATTGATGAGAACGGCAATGTTTACGCCGCCCCTGCTTGGAACGCTACGCATGACGGCATTTTCAGCGAATTGGAAAGCGTTGGCGAAATCACGTCTCGCTCGCCGCGGCATGGCTTTATCGGCGTGGACGAAAACAATGCGCTGACTTTTGGTGCAACAGATGAAGTGAGCGCCGATTGGGTGATTCATGGCCAAGGTGCGCCACTGTCTCGCCCGATCCGCGAACTTATGCCGGTGCGTCCGCCCGAGCCCAATCGTGGTATCGCCGCGCGCGGTCAGACGAGCCCGGCGGATGAGCGCTTAGCGGGCGCCCTTGAACGCGTCCGAGACGATGCGCAAGCGCATTTGGACGAGCGCGGCTTTGTCCCTGATCCGAACGCACCGCCGATTGACCCGACCACACTCGATGGTGACGACCGGGCCTATGTCTACCGCTTTGCCGAGGGCTTGGAGGAGTTTAGCCGTCGTGCGCGCGCTCTGCGTAGCGCGGACACGGCGCAGCCGCTTGCCCCGCCCCGCTCCGCCCCTGCGGGAGCGGGTAGACTTCCGGGCGTTCGTCAAATCTCCGAGCGCGCGCCTGCGGACCGCCTTTACTCAGCGCGCTTCAATGATTCCGCCGCACTAGCGTCGCAGGACGGAAAGTGGGGCCCTGGCGTTTACGCCTCTACTCGCCCTAACTATTGGTGGAATTCACTTAGCGATCCAAACGCGATCCCTGAAGGAGCGAACAACGTGATGCTTCAGCGGCCTGAAGGTCCGCTGATGACGCTGCAAGAGTTCCGAGCAATTGATTTCGACCAGGATGTGGCGAGAGCTCGAGGCTTTGCGGGCGTCGAAGACGCCACACTAGGCGAAGTGCTTATTTTTGATGAAGCCAACGCGCGTATGCTTCCGCCGGATGCGAGCCGCGCACGCATGCCAAACGACAGAGGCCCTAGCGACCGACAACCGGGCAGCATTGATGCGGAGGGGCGGCTTGGCGTGCCGGCGCAAAGTGGTTTGGCTAGTTCGGTTGGCTTAAGCGAGCAACAGGCGATAGACCTAGTTCGGCGTGTTCGCCAGGGCGGGGCAACGGCCGCTGATCGGACGAAGATGCGGGCGCTGATTGCAGCAGATCGCGCTTCGTATTTTTCCGGCGCTGAACAGGAGCCGCTTCGTCGCCTCTTACGCACACAAGAGCCCATAGGCATCATTGACGCTGCGGTTATCGGTGATTTGCGGGCGCTTTCCGATGATGTCGGTGGGTTCTTGGAGTACGCTCCCGTATCCAGCGATGTGTGGCGCGTTAATCGCTCACAGATGCCAGCGGCGCACCGGCGCCAAGGGCGCGGCGTTGCGCTTTACGAAGACCTTATTCGGAGAGCGCGAGAAAACGGCGTTGCGTCAATTGTCAGTGACCGCACAGTGTCTGCCGATGCCGCAAGAGTTTATGGATCGCTTCGTAGACGCGGTTATCAAGTTCGCGAACTTGATGGCGGGCGTTTCGAGATTAGCACACAGCCGCCGAGGCCCCGCCAATGACCCTGCAAGAACTGATTGCCGCGCTCACAGGCGGGCGTGACCAGCGCGCGCCGTCCCCAGCACCATCGCGCCAGGGGCGCCTGCCGGGCATTATTCCGGGCGCGCTTGGGATGCTGAACGTGGACCCGCCTAAGACGCTCCCGCCGTTGCGTCAGGATCAGTGGCAAATGCCTATGGGGCCGGGGGCGGAGCCGCTGCCGCGCCCTCAGCTTCCGCCTTTGCCGCTTGAGGCAGAGTTAAAGCTTCAGGGGCGCCCGTTGTCAGAATTGCAATGGAGAGGCGGCGCGCTTGATATGTCAAACAGCCCGACGCTGCCACCCGGTGGCCCTGCGCGCGGAATGGAGCCGCTTGATGCGCCTGAGGCGCCGCCTTTGCCATCATACATTCCCCGGCCAGACCCCGAGCTGGCCGCGCTGCTGTCGCGGGATCGGGATTCGGTTAGTCGCTATCGACTTGAAAACGAGCGCGAGCTGGGAGCGCTGCGCCGCCGTGCAGAGACAGCGGCAGAGACGGCGGCGCGCATTGAACAGGACCGCGCTCGCTTTGAGCAGAATAGGTGGCCGCAGGGGCCGGCATGGAGAGACGGCCAACCTGATCGGCGGTTCAGTCCGCGCAGTAATAGACCGTAGGCCCATCGGGGCCGCGTTCTGAGACGAGCTTGGTGGGATCGGCACAAAGCACGGACGGGCCGAGTTCTTCGGCAGCGGCGGGCGCTTCTAGAACGGGGGCCGGCGACGGTGGCGGCGGGCTGCAAGTGGCGACAGTCACGGCAGCAATGATGATGATGCGGCGCATAGTTGGCGCTCCAGAAAAAAAGCCCCGCCCCGCGTGAGCGGGACAGGGCCGGTGAGTGTCAGGCTTTCTTCTTCAACGGGACCACGTTCTTCGCGGCCTTGTTCTTCTTGCGGGTCGCGGCGGCTTTCGCTCCGCGCTCCTTGAACATCAGCGCCATCCGCTCTTCCTGAGTGATGGGCGCTGGCACTCTGAACTTCTCGGCCGCGAAGTTGAGGAGGCCGAGCAGAATGAGTGCGAACCAAAGCTCACCATCGACGATGGAGAGATTGGCGTTCGTCGGGCGGACCAAGCGGCGGGCGGCTTCCTGGATTTCCCAGCCGTCAACCGTTTGCTCCGAAATCGTCAGGCTGGCTTGCGAGGCAAGCGCCTGATCGACTTGGTACGCCGGGGAAGCGTGGTAGGCGTCCCAAGCGGTCTGATCGTTGTGGAGCTTCACGGCGCTTCCGAAGAAGAACACCGGGAAGCACAAGAAGGCGATCGCGATCAGTCGAACGATGCCTGCTTGGCGGCGGACGGACTTTCGTTCGTCTGCCTTCATCTGGCCGATGAGCGTGAACCCCAGCGCCGCCAGAATGGCGCCGAGGATGGTGATTGCCGCAAACTGGACGCCTTCGATCGGCGTGGCTTGCGTCTGGTACGCGAACAGGGCGCTCTTGCTCTCGACCGAGAGGATGAGCACCCAAAGGCTGACGGTGATCGCCGCCTGCTGAAGGTGGTGGGTTTGGACTTTCATGGCTGGTTCTCCCTTGACCATGCCCTTAGTATAGCGCGTGCTATACACTTGTCAACGGCGTATAGCGTGTGCTAGCGTGCGGCCATTATGGCAAAAGCACCCAAAACGCCGATTTCTGTGCGGTTATCCACAGAAGAATTGAAGCTGCTGGAGCGCATCGCGGAGCGGAGCCACGGCGGCAACAAAACGAAGGCCATCATTGAGAGCCTTCAGCTTCGGGAAGCGAAGCGGGAGCTAACGAAAGAGCAGTTGCTGGCTGAACTAGAGCGGCGGCTGCGATGACGCACAACACAGGATGAACCCCAAGGGCCTCGCGAAAGCGGGGCCTTTTCATTTGGAGCGAAGCATTGGCCGACGCGAACACAACCCTCTACGGGATGGTCAAGCCCGAGGTGGGCGCGAGCGCAGATACGTGGGGCGGCAAGCTCAACACTGACTTCGATGACCTCGACGCATTGCTTGGCGCGATCACCACAACCGGCTCCGCAAACGCCTATGTCCTGACCACCGGCCTCTCGCTCGCGGCTTACGTGAACGGGCAGAGCTTCTGGATTCGCGCGAGTTTCGCCAACACAGGCGCGGCCACGCTGAACATCGACGCGATCGGCGCGAAGAACTTGCGCAAGAACGTCGCTGGCACGCTGACGGCGCTTGCGAGCGGCGACATCTTCACCGGCGACTATGTGCGCGTCACGTACAACAGCGCGTCTGACGTGATTGTGGTTGCGGGGCTTGGCCAGTTTCAAGCGCTCGACGCCACGCTAACCGCTCTCGCTGCGCTCTCGTGGTCATCCGGCTCTCCGCTGATCCAGTTCACCGCAGCGGACACGGTGTCGCTGACGCTGACGCCGAGCGTAAGCAGCATTACTGCGAGCCAGGGCGCCGCTGCTGCAACACCCACGGCGAGCTTCACGAACACGACCGATAATGCCAGCGTGTGCGTGCTCCGTCTTGACGGCGACCGCGCGACGGTCGCCGCGAACGATGAAGCTTACATCAGCTATCGTCTGTCGAACTCGGCTGGCACGCAGACAGAGTTCGCGCGCATCACTGTGGCCGGCACAACGTTGACGGCGGCGTCTGAGTCGGCCGCGTTCTATTTCGAGACGATCAACGCCGGGGCGTTCGTAAAGCGTCTGGTGTTGACGGCCGGCGCGCTGCGCCCGAACTCCAACGATGGCCTTCCGCTTGGCACTGCCACAAACAGCTTCAGCGATTTGTTCTTGGCGTCTGGCGGGGTGGTCGGCTTCAACAATTCCAACGTCGTTCTAACCCATAACAACACGCAGGCCGTTGTCGAAGCGACAACCGGCAAGCTGGTGTCTGGCCTCAAAGCATCCACAGAAACGAGCGGCACGCTCACGGTGGCGTCACGCAATCGCGTTGTGAATTGCTCGGGCGGGATAACGCTCGATGATGGCGTGTTCGCTACGGACGATTGGATCATCTTCGACCCCGGCACGTCAGCACGCACGTTCACGCGAGCGTCGGGTCTGACCATGTATGTTAACGGCGTGGACTCCGCGTCGGCCACGCTTGCCGCCAACCAGATGGGAAGCGCTTACTGGCGCTCTGCAACCGTGGTCGTGCTGGCGGGTGCGTTCACCTAATGCACCCGCTCATCGCTACGTTCACAGCGCGCGCTGCGCTCACGTTCAGCGGCGTGTTCACAACGTCGTCGGCGTCGTCGCCGGTCACGTCTGCGACGCGCACGATCGTTGGCACAGGGACGCTGCTGTTTGACAACATCGCGGGCATCACGGTGGCGGTCGAGTACAGCAAGAACGGCGGCGCGTGGACGACGATAACCGAAGGGCTGACGCTCGCCATGACTTCCGGTGACACGCTGGCGGTTCGTTCAGCCATCGCCATCGTCAGCAACACCACGACCTTCAACATCAAGAATAACAGCGGCGGCGCTCTGATCGAGGCCGTCACGTTGACGAGGACTTAATGGCCATCGCTCTGCAAGTAGCTAACCGCCCGATTGAAGATCACTTAGCGGACGTGGATGCGGCGTTGTCGCAATCCGCATCGGCGCAAACCGCCGCCGCTGCTGCGCAAGCTGTCGCCAATAGCGCGCTCGCAGCGATCCCGCCTGAAATCACCAAACGGCCAGAAAGCTGGTATGCGGTGGGCGATGGCGTTGCGAATGACACTTGGGCATTGCAGCAAGCAATCAACGCGATGGGCGAGAGCGGCGCAGTCGAGCTTCGTCCTGGGGCCATTTATTCGGTCGATGAAATCGCGCTAAAGACGTTTGCCGGCTCGTGGAATAAGCTCGGCCTGTTTTGTCGCGGCGGCACAGCAACTATTCGCGCCCGCTCGGCGTCGTCTTCGATGGTCGCAACGGATCGCTGGTTCGGCTCGCATCAGTGGAAGGCATACGCGGGCCAGCCCTATCGCATCGCCAATGTTGTGTTCGACGCTAATAATTTGGCCCAGCGCGCCCTCACGCTGAAGACCTACGGATCGGAGCTTATCGGCGTGCAGTGCATCAACGCGGTGGGCGACTTCGGCGCTGTCATCACGCGGCGCAATCAGGATGGCACTCTGGGAACGACAACGTACCTGTCTGACAACGCCGTGCAGCACTGCATGTTTCGGAACAACGCAGGCGCGCAATTCGGCACGCAAGGCGCGGCGGACAACAACACGCAGGCCGTCACCGATCTAAGCGTAGAGGGCTGCATCGCATTCGGCGGCGCGGAGGGCTTCTGGTTTCCCAATTGCGGCGGTCTGCAATTCAAGAAAAACCGCATGTATTCGCTGACACAATCGGCGGCGCGCTTTGAGTGCTTGGGCCGCGGCCACAACATCACGGGCGGTAACAACTTCGACGGCGCGCCGGTGAAGATCGGCGGGCAGAATGGATACGACAAAGCAATCATTTTAGGCGGCGGAAATGACTATTACGTGCCGCTGCATCTGATCCTGTCGGACAATGACGCGCCCGAGCATGTGGTGATCGAAGGCGAACGCTTTTGGCGCAATCAATCGGGCAGCGTGCAGGCGTACATTGAGCTTCAGAACAACCGCGCCAACAAGAAGATCGCACCGGTCAATTGCACGTTCGCGACCGCGACGCCGTTCCGCTTTGCGGCGGGAGTTACGAACACGGGCCAGTACATTGGGCGCGACAACTACTCAGCAGATGCCGGAGGTTGGCTTTGAGTGATACCGACAAACAAGTGTCCGCCATTTTGGCGGCTGGCGGCTTTACGCCTATGCCACAGGGAGAGATGCGCGGCCTCTTTTGCAAGGAGACGGGCGGCGGCTGGTGGATGGGCGGCGTTCATGCGACGGGGGTTTATTCCAAGCACACGCGCATCTCTGACGCGACCACCGATGACCCGATCTTAGCGGCGCAAGAGCTGGTGGCGCACGTCAGCGGCCGCCCGACAGCGGAAGAGATTGCCAAGGCCCACAGCGACGCGTCCGATTTGGCCGCGTACAAGGGCGAGGGACCGTTTGACCCGCAGCCCGAAGCGAGCGAGACTCCGCAGCATGAGACACACGGCGAAACTGGCGAAGAAGCGGCGGCTGGAGTCGACCCATTATTTGAGCAAATGGGCGGCGACGAGCACGAGCAGTCTGATGCGTTACACGAAGGTAGGGAACCTTCCCCTATCAACGAGGGTGCGGATAGCCTCGGAGATGGTGAAGGGAGCGGCGGCGGTTTTGGGGCCGGACTTCCACAAGAGGATTCCGAGAGCGTTATTGATGCCGATTTCACCCTCGACACCATCGAACTAATCCCACCGGACCCGGACCCCGACTTCGGGGCCGAGCTTCTGGAGTTTGAGCAGGACACCGAGACGAAAGAAGAGGCCCCCAGCGGGGCCTTTATCTTTGGCGACAACATCTACCAGATGCGGACGGCCGCCATCGGCCTCGTCGTGCAAGCCGCCATCGCGCGCATGCCTGCGACGATCGACTACGCCGTTCTGAGCGAGGCGCGCAATTTCGCGATGGGCGTGGCTGAGGGGCGCTGGCCTGACAACCCCGCAGCGCAGGCCGAGCTTGCCGAGCTGGAAGCGCGTGAGCGCCGCCGGCGGGCCATTGAGACAGCGCGGGACGACAAGACGGCGTTCCTCGTCGCTGCGACGCGCGAGCAGATTGAGGCGTTCGACCCCGAGAGCGATTGGCCCTAATGCTCCACTTCCTCGACCAGATCGCGCGCCCGCTGACCAGGCTGGCGACGATGGCGCTCATGGTGGCGCTGGTCTGGTTCTTCATCCGCTTCGGCGACGCCATGAGCACGGGCCTGTACCGCTGGGCCTCTGGCGAAGGCGTGGACCTGAACGGCCTCGCTGCCGTCCTTGCCGCCGCCGCCTCGCTGCTTGGCGTGGTCATTCCCTTCATCGTGTCGCTGTTCCGCGACCGGCGCATTGAGCGCGTCGAACAAATCCGGGCGGGGCAGGCGCCCCACGTCCCTTTTGGCTCTGGCTCGCAAGGGCCATCGCCGCCGCCTTCTCCGCCCGACCCGTCACCCACGGGCGGCATGGTGAACAACGAGGCCCTGCAATGACCCTACACCCCGCCCTGGCCCGTCTAGCGCGGGGTGCCACCCGGCTCTACTGGGACCTACCCAAGCGGCTCATCCTAGGCGCGCGGGCGTACCGGTTCGAGGGCGAGCAAGCGGCCCACGCCGAGCAGCTTCGCGAAACCGAGATTTCGCTGGCCCTCATGCAAAGCGCCAGCGACGACCCCGATCACGTCCGCATGGCGTCCGAGATCGAGCACGGGGCCGAAAACCGGCTGTCCGTGCTTCTGGGCAAGGCTCGCCTGACGATGGAGGAGAAGGGCGAGCGGGACGCGATCCAGCGCGCTATCTCAGCGCGCCGGCAGAGCTTTGCCGCGCCAGCCGCCGCACAGCCGCGGCGCTTCCTCCCGGCGCTCCCGGCCGTCGCAGGGCTCGCGCTGCGCCCCTGGATGCTGTGGACCGGCGCGCTTGCCGCTGTGGCGCTCTGGGGTGGCTACAACGACGTGCGCGCGGGCAGGGCTGAGAACCAGCGCGACGAGGCGCGCGCGGCCCTAGACGCAGCGGAGCGCCACCTATCCGAAGCCAGAACGGTTGCCGCCGAGTTGGC